TTTGTCCTGAACAGAACTGTTCTTGAGGATTAGCTGGACAGCCATGACTATTCAGTCGGAAGACACCCCTATTCAGGGGTGCCCTCACTCTAGCGATCAATACTTAACAACAGCAAGCAGGGCGACGTTAGTTGGGCGAGTTTCTGCGTCACCGCCGCCGTTAATTGTGACGGTGTGAGAGTGGTTACCTGCCGTGCTGGTGTTTTGCGCACCAGCGCCTTGGTTGGTAACGGCAGCGCCCGGATCGCGGCTGGCGTTGTTTTCGCCAGTGCGGTCGTAAGAGTGGCTGTGATTACCAGTCGTGTTGGTGCTGCCGGTAAACGCTGTGTTCGGTGCGGCGGTTGCGTCGTCCTGATCAGAACCACGGACGCGGCCCGTATCTAGTGCCGAGGTGTCACCGTCAGCATTTGCGCCAGAGTTCCAGCTACGGATGAACTGACCGCGCAGGTCGGGAAGTGCGCCGGCTGCTCCGTACGTTGTGCCAAGTGCCGCAAACAGTGCCGAGAAATTGGCAGTTACACCTTGGACTGTTCCACTGCCGTTGGGAACAACATCGCCATTGGCGATTAGCCAACCCGTTGGAGCAGTAGAACCCACAACGTGCTGGACACTGCCAACCGGAACCAGTTGGTTTGTGATCTGAGCAATGATTGTGGTCTGCAGATCGGTCAGCGCACCAGACAGGCCAAACGGAGTGACTGCCAGAGCGTTGGAGGACAGAGCCTCGGTTTCCGTTTGGTTGGCAAGTTCGACGATGCCTTGCTGGGTTTCGCTTGCTTGGGGCAGCGCTGGAAGCACACCACCAAACCCGCCATCCCAGCTCGGTGCTCCGGTGACTGAACCACTCAGCGCCAGTTCGGTGTTGACCGTAAGGGTGTTGGCGCTAAGGCTGTCGTAGAAGGTGGGGAACTCAATCTCGTCAGTCGGTTGCGATCCACCCAGAGAGTCAAAGCTGGACTCTTCACCTGTGGTCAGGTCTTGGATGCCCTGAGGGGTAACCAAGAAGCCTTCTTCGTTGAAGCCGCTGCCGTAGACGCGACCTGCGTTTTGGTTGGTGAAGTAATAGGTGAACTTGTTGCTGGCGCTCAGGTCCCGCTGGTACGCGGGCAAACTCTTCGAGTAGTTGAGGTAGCCGGCCCACTCGTAGGCGTGGCCAAACAGGCGGATGTTTGACGGGCGACGGAACTCGATCGACCAGTTAGCCCAAGCGTTGGCTGCGCCACTCGGGTTGGCAATACCGTCTAGGGCTGCTGCCGGGTTGCGGTCACGGTTGGCAACCGTCTTGGGCAGCAAAATCGTGTGCGCATCCGCTGCACTGAAACCGATGCTGACCAAGAAGGAGTGCATCCCCTTGTAGTCAGTCGATGAACGGTACTGGGCGCGAACTCTTGCATCCGTGGACCAGACAGTGCTGAAGTTGTAACCGAGAGTGGTTGAATCAACCGTTCCGTCGGTGTCGTTGTCAAAGGTGATTGAGGGCTGGACGTTCTTGAAATAGTCCTCGGCGTTGTAGCCCTCCTCCATGTGGACGTAGGCTTCTGTCCACTTGTTGACATCGAAGACAGTGTCAACGTTCTCGCGGATGCAGTTGTAGTGCTTGTTTCCGGTGCGAATAACGTCGCCGGTCCGGTAATACGTGCCAGACACCCAAGTGTTAGATGGGTTGAGGCGACGCAGTTCAACCAGTGAGTCGTTGCCAGCTGTGTCGGTAACAGCAGCCGAGGTAGCGACACCAATCAGAGCAGTGTCGGGAATTGTGGTGTCAATGTGCGAAGCAGCCGTGTTGGTCTGCAGCACGTAGTCGCGCAGAGGCGTACGAGTGGTGGAAACGCTGGTGGAGTTCAGCAGTGCGTAACGACGCTCGGCGGCAGTTCGAGTGTCCTGAATACGGCGGATGTAAACGTTCGCTCCAGCAAGATCGGGGTAGTTGATGCCGATCGGGTTGCCGAGGTTGTCGAGAACAGGATCGCCAGGTGCAGTGCCGTCTTCGTTTTCAAATGCCGCTGTAACAACCAGCTGGTTGGGGTTTGCAGAAGACCACGCAACGGCAGACAGCGGTGCTCGGTAATCAGCCGAGCGGCTATTGGTGACCCAGAGGAAAGAGTTTTCAAACAGCGTGTAACCGTCGCGCTCCAGTACGCGGGGAATCTCGCTGTCGTAAATACCCTCTTCGAGATCAAGCTCCAGCGTGATCGTGGTGGCGGTGTTGCTCACGCCGCTGGCAATCTTGCCCAGCGTGACCGTTTTGATGTTGCCCGTCTTCTCGCTGAGGTCGGTGGCAACGCGGATGCGGTTGACTTCCCAGTTGGAGTCCGCATCAAATGCAACGCTCTTGTAGCCCTCGGCCAGAGCTGCGCAACCACCAAAGTTTGAGTTGGAGTTGGTGACGGTCAGCTCGCCGCCGTTTTCAACCCAGTGGTGGACGCCTTGGCCGATTGCAAAGACGCTGACCTCTTGGATAATTGCGTCGTTGACGGCGCGGATGTGGAACGAGCGCCGCGAGGGCTTCATCCGAACGTTGTCGGGATCCTGCGCGATGTAGTCGTCGTAGTCATCGACCAGCGTCCACGAACCAGAGGAGTATTTCTCCCAGTTGTTCATGTCCCGCTGCAGGGACACGCCCGTGTACTGGGCCACAACCATGGACTTGAAGCCCTGGGCCGCAGCACCATTGGCAAAAATGCCGCACAGACCGTAAACAGAACGGTTTGAGCAGTTGTAGATGTAGGGGCTAGCGCTGTTGACCGTGTCAACGGTGTCCGCAGCAGTCGGAGGTTGCGGGCCAGTGATCTGGTACTCAACTTCCCGGCTGTCAGCGTTGGCTTCGCTTAGGCCACCAAGCGTTCCAAGCTGCGCGTAAATCTTTGCGTAGAAGTTATCGAGCTGGGTTTCGCTGGTGAACTGGAAGCAATCCAGCAGGTGGTGACTGGTGGTGGAGCCGGCCTTGTCCTTGAACGTGAAGCCGAAGTAGTAGCCGCCACCAGTGACGTGGAAGATCGAGCGGCGGTTGCTGTAGTCAGCTGCCTCGTCAGTCGGAGATGGGACGAAGTCAGGGCGGATAACGGTTTTCCGCAGATCCAAGCTGATTAGCGAGGCGCCACGCGGAATGATTAGGCCGCCAACAGTGTTGTCGTTGTACTGCTGAAGCTGAGCCGGAGTGGGATTAAAGGTGGCGCTCCACTCGTCGATCGTGCTGGAGCCGGTGCCGTTGTAAACCGTGTGGACGCCGGGAGCCAGAATGATCGAAACGAGATCGTCACCTGCTGCGGGGTCGAGCCAACTGCGGCTGGTGATCAGCGCAGCTTCAATGACGGCACGGTTGATCGTCTTGAAGGGACGGGCTTCGGTGTATCCACACTCCAAGCGCTGCAGCGCAATGCGGCGCAGCTTTTGGGTTTGGGTGCCGTCGTCAGCACTGGCGTAGTCCCCCGACACAAAAGTGTCGTTACCGATTTGGGGGTTTACGTAAAGGACGTATTGCGCATTCAGCGGATCATTAACCGTGCCAGCACCAGGCTCAATTTCGGGTTTACCGCCAAGCTGACGAACCGCGTCGGTCAGCGCATCAATCTGATCCCTAAAGCCAGACTGGGGAACGTTGATGTCGCCTAGCGACCCGGACTGACCGGCACGGGTGATCTTGGTCACTGGACCACGGTCTGGACTGCTTCAAGCAGTCTAATCTCACCCGTCGTAACAAAGTTTGCTGTGCCCGCAACGATTTCAGTAGGCCTAACGTTCACTGCACTGCTTGTTACAAGCAATTCACTTGCGTAATAGAGGTCTCCCGGAACCTGCAAACCGGAACCTTGAACCCCGCCTCCTCGATTGACCACATAAAAACGGGCAGATGCCTTACAGCCGCGCTCAGTCATGAGCAGCAGCTTCATAAGGGTCGTTCCATTGTCCTCTTCATCTCCAAATCCCTTTCGATCAATCAGGAATTCAACCGAACCGCCTCCAGTTACAAGCGATTTGACGGATTCGCCAAACTTTTCGCTGAGGGCGGTGGTATCGACGCTTGGTGCGGACAGTTCTAAAGACCAGTTGGCTACATCACAAATCAGTTGCCAATAAGGAGCCGTTTGTCCTGCAGTTGCACTGCGCGGTAATACGTTTGCGTTCTCGTATTCGTCTGAGTCGTATACGACTGCTTCGTACTCGGGCGCGTCCGCACACACGCTGTCAAGTGAGACGATGTCCTGCGCGTCGCTGAAGGCGTACTCCCCAAAGCTGACGACACAGCGCCAGAAGGCGTTGTTGAAATCTGAGCTGCCGAATGGGGCAAGACCAATCGTGCCGGCGACATTGCCAAACAGGGAAACCCGGTCATCGGGGTCGCCCTCTAAAGCGGCCGCACGGCTGGTGTAAAAGCTGCCGCCACCTAGCTCGTCGATGTGAATCCAGTATTCACCATCGGTGCAATCCTCGATGGTGTCACCGCCGGAAACGTCACCGGGGCGCGCATAAAACTGCGCATCATCCGCTTCCTGTCCGTCGGGGTATGCCTGCGTTCCAGTCTTGTAAAAAGTATCCGTAAAGTCGGTGATGTGGGTCCGATTTGGACCTTGGTAATACTGGCTGTAGTAGTACATCCCATACCCGTCAGGGTTGGGCGGAAATGTTCCGGTGCCGTGGGGCAGGCACGAGACAATCACCTTGTCGCCGGACCAGTAGCCAGGGCAAATGCTGCTTATGGCATTACGAGCGCCGTCAACTGCAGACGAGTCAATTAAGCAGGCGTCCGGTGCGTCACGCTTGAGGTACAGCCTGCCGCCGATACCAAGAACAGCCATTAGAAAGCTCCGGTTGGTTTACCAGATACTTGGAAGCTAACGCTCACAGCTTGCACGCTACCCACGCTGATGCTCGGGCTGACGCTGGTTACAAAACCAGTGCAAAAGAACGACTTGTTGTCGTGTCGATTGAACACGAAATCGGCGGTTTCAGTGTTTTCGGTGTTCTGGAAAATTGAGTTAAGGAAAGCTGCTGCGTCGACGTTGGCTGGGTCGTATAGCACGGTTGCACTTCCTGTAGTGCCACGCAGACCTTGGATGTACGTCCTGTCGTAGCTTCCTATTCCAGTGTCCTCAAGTGCATCCTTTGTGATTGTGATACTCCAATCACGCACCTTGCCGACAACTGCCCCTTGATACCTGAGTTGTCCGTCAGCTCCGGTAAGGACCATGATTAAGCGTCCAAAGTGGCTACGAGTCGTACTTGCACCCTAGACCGTCCGGGAAAGAGTGATTCGACTGAGGGCATCTCAGCCCAGCGCCAGTTTAGGTAAGTCGGGACTTGATCTTTAAGGTTTTGGCTGACTCCAGTAAAAACTTCAGACGGCAGGGTCAGCGTGTACGCACCGCCTTTTGAGTTGTGCCAGCTTTCAAGCAGCAGGGTTGTATCGGCATCTCCCGTCACGAAGTCAAGGCGTAGCTCCGCGTCAAAGGCTTTGCTGCCATACAGGCGAGTCTCGCTGGCGCCGTTGACCGCGTTGAATTTCTTGGTTGCGTAGGCACCGGGCGTGAATGTCCGCCGAGTTGGAGAAAGCGCAGGAAAAGAGACGCTCATAACGTTCCCTCAATTACCCAGTTGTTGGACTCGTTCCAGCCCTGTGTCAACAGGCTAGTTCCAGTGGAGTCGGTAGGAAAATAAGTGGCCTCGACCTCGATGTTCCCGTCTTGGTCGTAGCTAATGGATTGGGTTTTGTAGGTCTGAGCGTCGGTGGTGCTGTTTTTCACGCAGAACACCGCATTGCTGTACGTGCTCTTGCCTCCCTCAATCCGCAGCTCAACCTGCTCTACATCAGAGCTGGTGCCGTCCCACAAAAGGCAGGTGTAGGTGCCATCAGCCAGCTCAGGCCACGAAGTGACAGTCCCGTCGTCGGCAATCGCGCCGTTGGCGGGCTGGTTGTAGGTAACAGTTTCAAGTCCCAGCTTGAACACGCTGCCGATGTCAAGCGACGCCTCAGATGGCGTGGTTTTGAATTTGATTGAATGCGTCGTGTAGCGGCGGCTGCGGAGCTCCCATTTGGCGCGGTCGATGGCGTGCTTTTGGCTGGTGCAGTAGTCGCTTAGGTCGATTTGCTCCAGTGGCGCGTTTTCATCGACGCCGGTCTCGCGCACCGTCACCTCGCGGACCACGGGGAATAGGCCGCGGCTGACCGTGTTGGATGACTCTTTCTCTTGGCGCCATTTGACCGAAACCTTTACGGGCAGACGGTCTTGCAGGTCCGCGTACGCAAACTCCAACGTGTCCTCAATGATGTTGCCGGCGGTAAACAGACCGCTGATCGTTTCAGGACCGCTAAACGTGGCGACCGGCTGAAGCGCAAATTTGCCGTTGCGGACCACTAGGTCGAGCAGATAGTCGTTGGCAACCTTGGCGCCCCAGCTCCGAATGTTGATACGTTCAGTAATTGCGCCGTCAAAGAAGTACCGGCGGGCGTAGGTCCATGCAGTGGCGGTATTGAAGCTGTCGAGATCAACCTGCTCAGCGTTGAGCACTTTGCCGGTGCCGTACCGATCGTTAGTCATCAAGTCGTACAGCACATCCGGGAAGTTGCTAGTCGCCCCAATCCCCTCGTTGACGTAAACGCTGAACTGGTCGAGGCGGCTGATCTCGGTGCTGCTGCGGATGTTGACCCCGACAATCGCCATGTTGTCGTAGTTCGGAACCGAGGGGTTTTCAGCGATTGTGTTGACGTAAACCACCTGATGCTCAGGTTGCGTGGCGCTCGTCGTGATTTCGTTGTAGATAAACGATTCGGCTAGGCGGGCGTATTCGTCGGCGTAGAAGCTGCCGTCGTCGAACTGCGGGCCAAGGTCTTCGCCGTTAGGGGTGGTCAGGCTGGCCACGTTGAATGAACCTGCCGAACGGGACACCGACAAGCCGGTGAAACGGACCGTCACATCGCCGCTTGTCACTTTGCGGATGCTGTTGATGTGGGGGTCCATGACCTCCAAATCACCCGTGGCGATGTTGTTACGGACTTCCCAGCTACTTACTGGGGTCAAGCGCACTTCCCAGCGGCTGGCACTGGGGAACTCAAAGCGCAGGTAGTTGTAGAGCGCGACGCCGGTTGCACTGCGGACACCAAAGAGTTGCTCCAGTTCAGTGAACACATCGTCCGTGCCAGCAACTCGATAGCTGACGCGGAAGAAGCTGTAACGGGTATCGGGGCTGCTGTACGTGCCGCTTTGAAATACAATGGCCTCAATGCCATCAGCGTTTTGGCCGTTGTAATCGAAGCAGGCTTCGTTGTCGCAACGGGTGTAACTGTGAGCGTCACGGAAATTGGCCAAGCCGCTAATCTGAAGCTGCACGCTGCTGCGTAGACCAACTTCAACGACACGGGCTTCGCGGTCAGTTGAGAAAACTGCCTCAGCAAACTTGTAGATATGACTGCCGTTGGTAGCGTTCCTGCCGCCGTCGCCTTCGATTGTGCCCTGGCTGTAAACGTTGACCTGTCCTTCGCGGATCACTTCAAAAGTGGCCGTGACTGCCTGTGAACCACCAACGCCACTGTTGTCCGACTCAGAAACAAACGCTGCTTCTGTGCGAGCCACGCAAATAGCAACGGCACTACCCACGCGATACAGTTCGCCAAGACTTAAGGCTTCGTCGTAGTTGCGCTGACGACCTGCCACTGCCTGGGCAACATCGCCGCAGGTTTCTTCACCATCTGCACCATTCGGGTTGGTTTCAGTGAACAGGCGGTTTTGGTCAGTACTGGTATAGATCGTGTAGGTGACGGTGTCGCCTACAGCCAAAGAAGTGATGCCCTCGGTGCCGACAATGCCTGCACGACCAGCAAAAGTGACGTTCTGCTTGGCACGCTGAGCTTGGGCTTGCCAATCGTTAGGGCAACGGACTTGGTTGCTGGCACCTGGCTGCAGGATCACGCCGGGTCGGAACACCGGATTGACCTTGAAGCCAAAATTGTTGCCGATGAAATTGTGAACGCCAAACGTTGTTTGGTTAGATGGCGTGCTTACGAAGCAGAACTCCGAGCCGAAGTCATCGTCAACGCCGCGAACTTGAAATACGTCCGTGCCACCGTCGTTCTCGGCATTGCCCAGGTCATTCGCAGGAAGCTGGCCCGCAATGTGATCGTCTGCGCTAAGGCGGCCACCATTAGCCCGGTAATAAATAGAGATACGACCGTGGTCCGTAATGGCCAAGTCGTAGTTGTTAATTAAGTTGTTGCCGATGGCGAACTGCGTAGGGTCGAGCTCCGCAACGCTGCCCTCGCTAACCAAAAAGATGCTGCGCAGCAACTGACCGCCGCCAACGCTGTAGATCTGGCTCCACAGCAGGTTGGTGTTGACACGAATGCCGCCATAGCTGACGCCATCAATCGTTTGACGATTGGCGTAAACAATCGGAATAACGCTGCCCAGCTCAACAACGTTTTGGACAGAGTCAAAGCCCGCCTTGGGCGTGTACCGGGCACCGTTGACGATGTTTTGGCCTTGGACCGTGTTGGTCGTGACGTTGGCCTGCTGCGGCTGCCGAGGCCTTGGGGTAAGCAGCGTGGCGACATAGCTAAGCGCCGCGCCAATGACGATGTAAAGGATTAACAGGTCGACGCCGATGTTGACAGGCGTGCCAGGTTGAATCTTGCTGTGCCGCTTAAGTTCGCGGACAAATTCTCGATACTCACTCTCATTTAGACCGGTGATCTCCATGATCTCCCGATCCTGGGGCAGCAGGACAATATGGTCAGCACCTTTAGGAGAAAGAGTCATCGCAGTGATATTTCTCCGGTAGTGGGCAGTGAACCAACCAGCTGCTGGGTCAATGAACGCCGCGGGGCGTTTTCACGGACCGCATCAAGGGGGCTACCTAATCGTACTGAGAGCCTGGAGCTGTCATGTTCAAGACCGGTCACTGCGTAAAGCTCTTCGCTGTAGGTCGCGCTTTCGGCAAGCGTGTCTGGGTCGAGCCACACGGTGCGAAGCTTGACAAGCCACCTGTCATTGACCGCTTGCGTGTAGACGGCAAGGCTTAGCTGGTTCAACGCGACGACAAGGCTGGCACTGATGTTGCCGCCTTCCAGATCAAGCGTGCCACCGCTAAAGCCAAAACCTGAAAAGGTGTAGGTCTGGCCGTTATAGGTGCGAGTGTCGCCTTTAAAAAAGTTTTGGAAGCGATAGCCGGTGTCGCTTCCGTTGGCGTTGAGAAGGCGGATGTATGTCCCGATGGCAATGGTCATCAGCGCATACCCAAGGAGGAACGAGTGGAAGGCTTGTTGCGCATGTCGGCAAAGACTTGAGCGCGGGCCTGTTTGGCGCTGGCGGCAGTGGCCTGAGCGACCTGGTCCATCGTCGCGTATTCGACGTTATTGATCACCTGAGTCTGGATCAACATTGAGCCGCCGGCACCTGTGAGCATGGTCTGACGCTCGCGCTCCATTACCCGCTCACGGCTGTAGCTGTTGCCCAGGGCCAGTGCTTCAGCGTTTTCGTCGAAGGCTGCAGAAGAGCTGCGATTAGCAGCGCCCTTGGCCATTGCGGCGTTGGCGTCAGCAAAGTAGGCCGAGACGCCCAAGCGGCCGTCGTTGCCCCGCTTGAGGGGAATGATCGCTTCCGGGCCAGCCTCACCCATCAGGCCGAAGCGACCGGTGCCGCCCTCGGCGTAGGTGAACATGGTCGGCTTGTTGACCACGCCGCCCATGGCGTAGCGTTTGAGGCCCTTGTCGAGGATGCCGCCCTGGGCAAATTGCATTCCTGTGGGCATTTGGTCGACCGGGACATTGAACGTCTCAGTTCCGCTTAAGTCCATGCCGCCGCCGCCGCTCAAGCTCGGACCACCCAGCGCTTTGATCGCGGCCTGGACTGTGGCGATCACGATCATCTGGGTGATGACCTTGGCTGTGTACTCAAGGAAGTACTGACCCAGGTCCTTGAGGAAGCCGGCGAGCGCCGCCTTGACGCTGGCTTGACCCGTGATGACGCTGTTGAAAGCGTTAGTCAGGCTTGAACCGAAGGCCTCTGCTGCACCCTTGAGCTGATTGAGGGGGTCAAGCATGGCCTCGAGCTGGCGTTCCATCAACACCAAGTCGGTTTCGGCTGCTTCCTTAAAAGTCGGATCCAGTTCCCGGCGCTTGAGCTCCTTGCCTTGGTCAATGATGGCTTTGGCCTTGGCCGGATCCATGTCTTTTGTCTGCTCGCGCAGGTTTGCTTCCTCGCGGGCCACCTCGCTCTGTACAAGCTGCTCCTTACTGATTAGGCCGAGCTGGTACTGACGCTGCTTGAAGTCGTAGGTGATGTCGGAGGTGATCCGCTTTAATTCCTTTTCTTTCTCAACCTGCTTTGCCTTGTACTCAAGCAGTGATTGCTGGAGCTTAAGCTTTGCCTCCTCAAGCATGTTCTGCTTGGCGACCGAATCCTCGGTTTCCTTGCTCGCCTCAAGTACATCAAGTCTGTAGGTGGCAACAGCCTTGGCGAGATCGTTTTCCTTCAGGACAGCCTCGCGAATCTGCCTGCGAAGCAGCAGCTCCTGCTGAGTCATCAGGACCTTGCCCTTGCCCTTGCTTCCACCGTCCTCGTCGCCACCACCGGTAGGGTCCGCGTAGTCGGACGGAGTGGGCTGCTTTGCAAGCGGAATCTGTTTAAGTAGAGCCGCCTGCTGTTTGTAAGTCTTATCAACTACTGCACTCGCGCCTTTTGCTTGTGCACGTGCATTCTGTTCGGCCGCTTCGATGCCGGTTAATACATTGAATATCGTGCCAGTGAGAGTCTCTCCTGTTTCTCCAAAAACCTTCCAGCTCTCGAATTTCTTTACCTGCTCATTGGCTTGTGTAAGTGTCCTGTTAGCTTTAGTAGCAGTTGTTTGTACCTCGGCTAACTGACGCTCAAACACATCTTTAGTTTGCGCCGACCCACCCAGGCCCTGAATGTAGGTTTTTGCGTCAAAGTCTTTTTCTTCCTGAACTCTTTGTCCGGCTTCTCTACGCAACCTTTTAATTTCGTTTGACGCCTGGATAATTGCATCCAAACCAATCAAGGCGATTGTAAATACGATCGGCTTGGCAGCGCTTAGACGCAGGCGCTTAACCGCTGTATTTAGCTTTCCAGCGCGCACAAGAGTGACTGCGCTCTTGACGTTAAACCTGCCCAGGGCCGCAGTCAGCAAACCGAACCCCTTGGTGACGGCAGCGACCGTGCCAGCGATCAGGAGAGCTCTCCCAAGCTGCTTAAGCAGAGGCGCTGCTTCTTTGAGAACCTTAATCAGATCAAGTAAGTTCTTGGACAGCTCCCTAGTGAACTGAATAATCGCTTGTCTATTAGTTTTCAGGAAATCGGCAAAGGTGTTCTGCAATTCCTCGCCAACCGGCTGCAATGCTTTGCCAAGCTCAGCACGCAGTTCATCGACAATTACCTTCAAACGTGCGCCCGCTTCAGCGCCGCTGCCAGAAATCTTGTCTGCTGTATCGCCGTATTTGTTGCCTAGTTCGATGACGAACTTCATGAGCTCGTCAAGGCCAACTGTGCCGGCCTTGAGGGCCTTTTGCAGCTCAACCAAGGACATCTTGTTGGCCTCGGCAAACAGCGTGACTGCGCCGGGCAAGCGCTCACCCAACTGACCGGAAAGCTCTTCAGCGCTCACCTTGCCCTTGGAGAACACCTGAACCATCGCGGTGATGGCGCTGTTGACGTCCTCCGTGCTGCCGCCAGTTGCCTTAATCGCCGCCGTGACGTTCTCAAACACCAGGCCTGCGTCGTAAACCTTTCCGCCCGCACCAGTTACGGCTGCGGTCAGACGGGTCATGCCGGTGATCGAGTCACCCTGGGCAACATTGAACCGGCTTGTAACGCGGTCAGCAATCGACAAGGCTCTGCTGTACTCGCTTTGAGGCCCTGCAACACCCTTAAGGGCAATACGCATCTTCTCAAGCTGAGCTGCGTATTCAGCAGCACCTGCGAGGCTCTGACGCAGCATTGAGGCCTGGGCGCCGAGGCCTGCACCTGCCGCGCCACCTGCAATGCCTCCGGTTAACCCGCCGATAAGACCGCCAACTGCCGCTTCTGGGCCACCAAACACTGCACCAGACAGAGCAGAGCCGACACCAGCGCGAACGTTGCGGCCTAGACCCCCGCGTTTCCTCTGGTTGAGGGCATACTTGGCGGATTGACGGTCAAGGGCTTCAATTTCCTTGGTCAGACGTCTAAATCCAGCACTTGTTGCAGGTATTACGTTCCGCTTGTTAATTAGGGCCTGGCGCAGGTTGTCGATCGAATTGATGCTGCCTGTGTTTGCTTGGCGAGCCTTACTGATTGCTGCCGTGTACTGGAGTAGGTCGGCGCCGGTTTTTCTAGCCGCCTGGCCCTGCTCTGCTACAGACCTGCCGACGGCAGCAGGTTGGCCTACGTCGGCAGTCGCTGGGTTGAAGTAGCCCGCTCCTATACCGATAGTTCTTGCTACGCGGAAGTTTGGATCGTCAAAGGTGGTCTCAACCTGACCTCTAAACTGGCGAGCACCTCCGCTGATTGCAGCGCCTGTGCCTGGGGCGCTGGTTTGACCTGCAGCAGGCAGTGCCAGAGGCGTACCAGCAACACCAGCGCGGACACGTTGGCCCAGCTCTGCCATGGCCTGACGTTGAGCCTGAGCTGCGCCGAAGTTCAAGTAGTTGAGGCGTGTGGCAGCGTTGACTGCGTTCTCCTGTGCAGTTGCGGCCTGGGTCGCCATCGTCGAAACGTGGCGGTAACCATCGGCAAGCTTGTTGAGCTTGTCCGTAAGGCTGATCGCCTCGTTGCTGTATTGAGCGAACTCGGCGCGACCCTCCTCGGTGGTCTGGTCGAGAGTTTTGAGCTTGCCTTGGACGTAGGCAAGGCGGTCACCCAGCGCCTGAGCGTCTTCGCGGGTGCCGCGAACGCGCTTGCGGTAATGCTCTAAAACGTCAGCCTGCGCTGCAGCTTCCTGTACTGCCAGAGCTTCCAAGCCCGCAATCTGCGAAGCCATCGACCGGCTTCTGTAACTGCCAGCGGGAGTAGCCGCAAAGCCAGCGCGAGCCTGACCGAGAAGACCGGCAATCTTGCTGCCGGACATTTGATCTTCAAGGCGTGCCAGGCTCTGAAGAGTCGCTTGAACCTTGTCGTCAATCGACTGAATGACGCTGTTGAGCTCGGCTTTGGCCTTGTCTGAACGACGCTTAATTAGGTCGAAGAAGATTGCAATGCCACTGCCAGCGGCAATGCCTGCCGCAGCCGCCTCTGGACCAAACTGGCCCAGGGTTGAAGTAATTGCAGAGGCACTTTGATTGACAACGTCAAGCTGGCTGTCCAGCTGGGCAATGCTGCTGGTCAGCTCAGCAACCTTGCTGATCGCTGCATCGGGAACCAGGCCTGAAAGCCTGTCACCAAGCACAGGAAGATTAGAAAGTGCTTCCTTCGCTGAAGCCAGGTAATTGGCCAGGCCTCCAGTCGCGCCCTGGGCCGCGCCGGTAGCCATCAAGCCAGCGCCGGTTATGCCTTTCGCGCCCGCACCGACCACACCAAGTGCGCCAATGCCTTCAACGGTGCGCGTCCATGCACCTAGTGCTGTTTTGCTTGCACGACCTAAATCACCTAAGCGATTGATCAATCGACCGAGGTTGGTCGTGGCGCCTTTTGAAAATTCAACCGTGCCTTTGCCAAGCTGCCCAAGTTCTTGGCGCTTAAGCTCACGCATCTTTTGAGTCAAAGATGCGATGTCCTGCTCAAATTCCTTGGACGCTTGTGAATTTTTAACGGTCTGATTTTGCAGCTTTTTAAGCTGAGCAACGTACTTACCTGCAGTCGCGGAGCTTAATTTTTGTGCGTTTACATTCTTTAGGATTGCCTCGCGCTGCGCCTGAACAGATGCAGTCGTACCAAGAAGTTTGGCCTTTAAGTCAGCGACATTGTTTCCTAATTTTTGATAAAGTCTGCCGTTTACTTCAACCTGGCCCTGCAGTGCTTTTAGGGCAGTAATTTGCCCTTTGATCAGCTGCTCGCTTTGCTGCCCTTCCTTGTTGTAGCCAAGTACTTCTTTTCGAAGCTTTTTTATCTCATTATTGCTTATATTAAGCGCTTTATCTAAGTCGCGAAAACTAGAGCCGAGCTTCTTTACCGCCTCATCGCCAAGAACCTTAAGGCGCAGTTCAAATGGCTTAACGGTTTTGGCCATCGGAGCTCTTCTTGCTGAGTTCGCTCAGTGCTGCGGACTCCATTACCTGGAGTCCCTCAAGCATGTCGCGGCGGTTGTCGACATTGTAGAGGTCAAATAGCCCTCCAGAACTAAGCAGCACCTCATACTTCAGGCCCACGTAACCAGCCATGCTGGTTGTCCACTGGGTCTGCATTCTGAGGAACATCACCACGATGTCCCAGTTATCGTCCCAAACCTCAAAGTCGTCGCTGCTTTCTTCCTTGGGCTTAGGCAGGACAATGCCAAGAGCCTTGGCATCATCCTGCGAGTGGTCCTCTACGCGCTTACCGCCGCTTGCCCAATAGATCGCAGCGTCCTTTAGTTTCCCGACTTGGCGCCTTCAAACGTGTCGGTATAAGCCTTGAGGACACCGCGAATCCAGTAAGGGTCGTCGCTGAGATCGCGCAAAGCTTCAACAGAAAAAGGCACGGGCTTGCCGTCCTCATCGTCAATGCCGTCCCAACCGGTAAGCACTGCTTTAAGCAGGTCAAACTCGCTCTTGTCGCTTAGCTTGACAAAATCCTTGCGGCCGACCCGCTTGAAAACTGCGTCGAAAGTGGTGGTTTCAAATGCACCGCCGTCTGCAGGTTCCTCAATGCTTACGGGCCACTTGAAGGTTTTTACCTTTTTGCGAACGAACGCCATAAGGCTGAGTAGAAGTTCGGCTCTATCTTACAGGCATAAAAAAGGGCCGCATCAGCGGCCCCAAGGTTGGTGTGATTGAGCGCAGCTTAGGTGAACTGAAGCTCAAATTCATCATTCCCGCTGGTGCTAGGCACGCAGGTATAGGGAATGTTGAACATGGCAATACCGTCCTGATCTCCGTAGGACACGTCGCCGATGTCAACACGGGTGGAAGCGAAGTCCACGATGTTGCCGGCGGTAGTGCCGTGAGTGAAGTCCAGGTTGCCCAGGCTGGTGTCAGTCAGAGCAGCAGCAAAGTAATCCTTCGAGGCGATGCTCACGGCTTCGATGGTGGTCGAGCCAGTAGCAGCGCGGTCGGTCAGGATGACTTCTTTGTCGCAACCGATCAGTTCGCGGTACACCAGGGTGTTGCCAATGTCGAAGCTGAAGGACTGCAGGCAGCCAGCGAAAGAAAGGAGCTGGAAGCTGCTGGTGTTGCCGTTCTTGAAGATCAGCGGAGTTGCCTGGTTCGCGAAGGTCGCAGAGGGCAGTGCGCTGTCGTCAGGGGCGTTGTAAACGCCGGTGAAGGTGAAGTCGATCGTGGGGATCTCGCCGACGTTGGCGTTGATCGCAAACGTGCCACGGCAGCCAGTCACCTTGTGACGCAGACCATCAATGTTGTAGTAGATGGTGACGCTGGAGAAACAGGCGCTGACGGGGGCGTAGGTGACGCTGGTGGAAGCGACGACGGTTTCGTCAAGACCGCAAGCCTGAAGGGCCTTGCCGTAGGCAGGAGCCGTGCCAGCGGCGCCGGAACCGGTCAGTTCGACGCTGAAGGTGCATTCAACGCGGGTGTTTGCCAGGAGCTGCTCGGAGGCACCGAGGTAGGGGCGAACAACGTCGCGGTTGACAACATCACTCTGCTGAGGGGTGATGTTCAGATCCCTTACGAGAACGGCGTCGGTTCCGGTCGGAGTCGGATCCGTCCCGTACGTCGACTCCGTTTCGATCAGGATTAGGCGTTTCCGCAGGAGCAGAGCCATCGGTGGTTACCTCGAATGGTGTTGGGGGAGACGTGCGCTTGATTAACTTGCGCTCGCCCGTTTCCGGGTCCAGCAGGTAGCTCCCGCCTTCACCACGGTGTTCATCAGTCATGGTAAGTCGAGTGACTTGTTAGGCCCAAGTTTAAGCCCGATGTTTTATTGGGTCAGATCATCAACTTCCGTGCGGTAACGGATCTCGTACTCACAGAAAACAATGCCGGCTGGTTGGTCAGCCTCAAAGAAATTAAACGAGGTCTGGGCCGGTTGTATGTCGATCGCTTTGCCGCCCAAAGTCAGATCTGCCATCACTTTTGCGTGCAGACTTTCGATAATCTCGTCGGCGCTTTGGTCCGGCACCGTTGCGCGCACAATCACGCTGATTCGCACCCTAAGGGTCCAATCCAGCGTCGGCAGTGCTGTGTTCTGAACCGGGGTATCCGTAAGGGGCTCGACCACTAGCGCTGGCGATTCACCGCGAGACATTGGTTCGACCCGGCTTCTGTAAATGCGCGTGCCAACCCCTGTCGTATCCGTAAGGGCAGTTCGTATTGCTGAAAGGATGTCTTCGCGCTTAGTGGTCATGGTTTTGCGTACAAGGAGCCAAACGGACCAGGGTCAGGTCTCCCATTAACTATGGCCTGCGCACGTCTGTAGATATGACAATCTGTCTTACCGGCTGCCTCAAGAGCCTCTAAAACCTTTACCCAGTTTTCACGGGTGTGCTTATCCATGTCCGCATTATGGGCATAAACGAGGCAGATGGCTTTAATCGCAAGCCATTGAGATTGTCACAGACTCGCCTGCGCCGATAGCAGTGGTGCGTGTGCGGACGAATCGGACCACTCGGTTGGGATAGAAGTGAGCGTCAACGCCCGCTTGGCTGTGCGCTCTTGCCTCGTCTAAAGAGAACCAAGTGTCGCCATCCAAGCTGCCCTCATCCACGACAGTGACGTTGCCGCCAGTCACATCGTGAACAAAGACAAAATTGATTCCGCTGACTTCAACAGCATCCGTGGCTGCAAGGCTGGTGAGCGTGCCAAGCGTCACGATGTTTTCGCGACGCGAGGCCCAGCTTCCGTAAATCTCAGGCATCAGTCCCTCATCAAGAAAATTTGAGTGATCTTGCCGTCGTCCATAAGCATGGGTTCACGGACCGTGTAGTCCGTGCCATCAACTGTGATGGCGTCCCCCCTTGTTATCGACGTGAAATCGGCTGTCTTGACCAAAAGCTTGTAGTCCGTGGTCAAAACAACTCCGTCGGCAACAATCTCGTTTGGCATGTCCAAAATGCCAACCCCGGTATCGTCGCCCTTAGTGACACTCACGCCGAAGCCGGCGGTAGAGAAGAAAACGTCTAAGTCTTCGGTGAATGCCATAGATACAGCCTACATACAAAAAGCGCCCAGACCCGAAGGCCTAGGCGCCATGTCCTTCGCTTAAGCAGCTTAGGCGTACTTCTTGGCAGCCACAGCGTTGAGGCTGTAAGTGTGGGTAGAAGTGGAGGTGGTGGACACAGCCTTCACCCAACGCTTAGCGCTGGACTTAGGGAAGGCGATGTACTGCTTGGAAGCAGAGGTGCTCACCTGGGCGAAAGCAACGGTGCCAGAGGCTTGC